ATAGTATAATTTTAGTACAGAATTAACATTCTTTGCTGTTATACCAGGAACATTATTACTATTGATAGTTGCTACAACGTTGTCGAGTGAGTCGCCGCCGTTAATATCAACATTTTGGCCGTTTATAGTAAATGAATCTGCAGTTAGTGTGCCTGTTACTACACCCGAACCTTCTACGATCGGCCAGCTTGCACGCCACTGCGGCGAACCAACTAATACCCATTCGCCTGCGGCCACGCCTGCTTCTGTATTGCCTGCACTCTTGTAATAAACTCTGGCATTTTCTCTGTTTGCGGCAAAGCTGTCGCCGCCATCAACTGTTTCAAACACAACAGCATAATCACCGATTGAACCCACACCTGCTTTTGGTCTGCGGCCATAGCTGGAAGGTTCAATTTTGTTAGCGTCTGCATCAGTTAGAACTGTTGGAACTTTGTTTGCAAACTTTTGTCCGCCTGTTACGCTGATAGGTGCGCCGCTCCACTCTTGAATGCCGTAGCGTGTGGCTCGTGTGTCAACCCACCATGTCCCATCGTCCGGATTCGCTCCCGGAGCTTCTGCTTGTCCTTCTAATGCGTTTAGGTCAACATCTGCACGAACAATAAATGCAGAGTTGATAACTCCTAGCATGCTGTAAGCTGCTAGAAGTCCGTATTCGTTTCTTTCGGAACCGTGTATTGGTGTTCCGCTCGGTGACTTTTCAAAGAAAGGTGCACCAAACAGATCTACTAGTTCTCTCTGACTTGTAACTCTAAATGCGTTGCCGGCCGCTGATTTCAGCGTACCTTGTGCAACTCCTGTCCCAGCGCCGTTGGTTTTGTTTTCACCAGTTGCAACAACAATAAGTGGTGTTGTTCCTGGTGCCGCTGGGGTGTAAAAACTTTCATCAATGACGTTAACTTCTACGCCCGGTGATTGTAATGCCATTCCCACATCTCCTGGTAATAGTTTGTTCTTGTATTTAGTGTGAAACACAAAAATCGCCCGTATATCAACGGTTAAAAAGGGGAGAAAAAGGTGCGGTCAGTTAAATACGCACATGAGACCATTATGCAAATGCGGCGTTAGACCCTGCGCAGTGAACTATAAAAAGCAGGGCAAAACTTATTACAGAAAGTTATGTGAGGTGTGCTTGAAGCACGGCGTCAACACAGGAGTCCCTAGATGGTACCGTGCCGGCTATAGGATGAACAATTACTGCGATAAATGTGGTTATAAAAGTAGGCACAAAGACGTGTTTAGAGTTTATCACATCGATGGTAATCTTGACAATTGTAGACGCAGTAATCTAAAAACAGTGTGTGCCAATTGTAGAATAGAGTTAGCACACACGGATTCTGTTTGGAAACAGGGAGACTTAGTTGCAGACTTCTAGAATACTTTCGATCTGATCGTATAAGTGAGTCAAATCATAATTGTTGTCTAAAATGTGATCAAAGTTAGTATTCAGCCAACTCCATTCAGACGAATGGATTTCTAAAACATTCATTGTGTTAATGCCCCACACTTCGCCCTCGTTTGCAGCTCTTGCCGCATCTAACCAATCTGGCATTGCGCCGCGCTGAACCCAAACCACCTGGCCGCCTGCTTCTTTGATTGTTTTAACTTCGTTAGGGAATCGGCAGTCTGTGATCACAACGTCGCTGGTGCTGTCTAGCAGTTTTCTCTCTAGGCTGTGAACCCAAATAGAATCGTGAAAACTTTTGCGGGCAACTTCTGTTCCCCAATACTGCAAGACCCAACGAGGAGTAAGACTGGGCATGTTTAACTTTTTTGCCCACCACTCGTCAACTTCTTCACGAGCAAGGCGGGCTTCTTTGCTGCGACCTTCTAGCATTTCTCTATCCCATCCAAACACCGCAGATACAGCATCTTTGAGGGTGCTTGCAAAACTTTCTCGTTGGAATCCGTGTTGATTGATAAGATAGTCTGCAACAGTATCTTTGCCACAGCCGATAAAGCCGCAAATGCCTATGATCATTATTGTTTTTCTCCTTTATGGAGTTATTATAACAATCTTAGACTCAAAGTCAAGTCATTCTTTTATTTAATTGTCTTACTAATTTAGAAAATGGGTTAACGCGTTTGGTTCTTTTGGCTTTACGAGCCTGGCGTATTCCTGTGCGTTTGCGTGTAACACGCATCTTTGCCGCTTGTGCAGGGTTCGGAGCCTTAAAGCAGTCAGACGGCTTACTAACCACTCTGTTTTTTCTTGGTCCGCTAGGACATCTAAATCTAAGTTTCGGGGTACCTGATTTTGTGCGTTTAAACGCACGTTTAAATTCTGCTAAGGTTTCTTCCTCGGTAATAAATTCGCTTGCTTTCATTAGCCTATAATCCAACTGTAGCCCTGTCCCCCAGAAACCTGTGTAGTAAGTTCCTGAATCAATCTGTCCATGTCTCCTACGGCTTCTGCTTTTAGGCTAGAGCCGTTTAACGCAGTGCCGCCCTGCGGACCTGCAATCGATGCAAATTTTTCTCTAGCTTGGCCCAATATCATTTTGCAGTTCGCTAGTGTGTAGTCCTTTAGCCACTGTTTCGAATACACATCAGTAAGCAACACTTCGTCGGGTTTTTCGTTATACACCCACAGCATGACCAGTTCTGTGCCTCGTGGCCTCTGTTGTATAATTAACTTTTTGTTGTGCGGATGCCACACAAAGTTGATAAACGAGCCAAACATTTTTCCTACAAGTTCTTGATAACCTGCATACAGTTCGTATGTTAGCAGTCCGCCCATATTGGTCGAACTCAGCAGATAAGTGTTGGTATAAGCTAGGTTAAATGGCTCAAACACTGTGCCGCCTGTGCCGCCGCCGCTTCGCGAACCAACAGAACGCCTAAATATCTGTCTGACCTGCTGTGTTTCGCGCGGCAAAATATATTCGTTTTTGTCTTCTTCTAAATATAAAAAAGCATAGCTTTCTTCCACAGCATTGTCTGCACGCTGTCTAAAAACACCAAGTGATTTTTCTAGAGCTGTTTCATAATGCTCTGGATCGAGCTCAACATCGACCATTCCGTCGCCTAGATTGAGGCGGCAGTAATCAAAAACTTCTTGTTTTAGTGTGTCAACTTGGCTCATATTGTTATTTATCCGTACGATAAATATAAAACACAAGGAGAATAGCTATTCCACGCTTAAGTCTATATCGCCCAGAAAAAGGCAATGACTACGACTTTTACGATCGTGTTATTTGGGAGCAGTTCCAAGTAGGCGGAACCGATGTACTGATTCACAAATATATCGGCCCGGGCGAATCTACATCTGGTGCCACACCAACTACACCTCAATATGCGCAAGACAGTGTGAGCAATATTCAGGATTTGTTATTCCTCGAAAACAGAGATAGAAAATATTCTGAGGACGTATATCAACTGCGCGGAATATACAATGTAAACGACATTGATTTTAATCTAAGTCAATTTGGATTATTTTTACAAAACGACGTTGTTTTTATTACTTTTCATATCAATGACACAGTTGATAAACTGGCTCGTAAAATTATACCAGGCGATGTTATAGAATTGCCGCACCTAAAAGATCAATATGCACTGAACGATTTACAATACGCACTCAAAAGATTCTATGTTATAGAAGATGTAAATCGAGCAGCAGAGGGTTTTTCTCCTTTGTGGTATCCGCACCTGTACAGAGCCAAGTGCGTGCCATTGGTTGACAGCCAAGAATTCAAAGACATACTCGATAATCTCGCAAACGAAGAAGACTATCAGGGCGCGTACAACCCTGCTGTGCAATATCAGCCTAATGATGTTGTACTAGGTTCTGATGGCGAAAAATATATTGTGTCTCAACCTGTGCAGGGTGTTGATCCTACCAGCGCAGAAGGTTCCACATACTACCGTCCTGCAGACAGTCTACGAGATCTAATGAGCACATACGAAAAAGAAATGCAGATTACAGAAGCGGTGCTAAATCAAGCAGAAGAGGACGCGCCGCAGGCCGGATACAACACTAAAAGATTTTATACCCTGCAGCCTGACGAAAACGGAAAAGCTGAAATCGTTGGTGCAGATCTAGATACACAGCTGATTCCTTCTACTGACAGTGAAGGCAACGAGTTGGTTGACGAAAACGGCGATCCTATTTACATGGATTATAGAGCAGACACAGTATATGCTAGCCCGGAAGGTAGTGCATATGACGGCTATTTGACTGACGACGCAATACCAGAAAACGGAGCGCCCTTTTCTAGCGGCATTGCATTTCCTTTGAATCCTGTGGAAGGACAGTTTGCTCTGAGAACAGATTACTTGCCAAACAGGCTGTTTAGATTTAACGGATCTCGTTGGGTCAAAATAGAAGATGATGTAAGAATGACGATGAGCAATTTAGGATCTAGCGACGTAGCCGAAGGGGCTAGGTTCGAAGGCAAAGAAGATAGACAAAATCAAAAATCCACATTTATTAACAATACAAATACTGACACTATCAATGGTAAAGAAATCCAAGAACGGCAAAGTCTATCTCAAGCACTTAAACCAAAGGCTGACGAATAATGAATTATTTTTATGATGGCCAAATAAGACGCTATGTGACTCAATTCATGCGTATCTTTATTGGTTTTAGAACCGAGGCGGGGGACGAAACACAGCGTACCGTGCCTGTCATGTACGGCGACCTAACACGTCAAGTTGCTAATATTATTAGAGAGAATTCAGAAAACAAACTGCCAACTGTTCCTAGGATGGCTTGTTTTATAACTGGATTAGAACTAGACACAAAGCGTCTAACAGATCCTTCGTTTGTCAGTAAAATGAATGTGAGAGAAAGAGACTATTCGTTTGACTCAAACGGAAATCCTCAGTATACAGGCTCGCAGGGCGGAGCTTATACGATCGAAAGACTAATGCCGACTCCGTTTACATTATCGATGCGATGCGACATTTGGACCAGCAATACCGAGCAAAAACTGCAACTCCTAGAACAAATATTGGTTTTATTTAATCCCAGCTTAGAAATACAGACCACGGACAACTATATCGATTGGACTAGTTTGAGTGCTGTTTACCTTAACAATATTACATTTACTTCCAGAAGTATACCACAAGGCATAGATTCTGACATAGATGTGTGTTCAGTTGACTTTACTATGCCTATCTATATTACTCCGCCTGCCAAGGTTAAAAAGCTCGGAGTTGTGCAAAATATTATTTCAAATATCTTTACAGAGCAAGGAGACGTAAAAGATATCAACTCATTGGTTTATAACACCCAAGAAGCTAATGCAGAAACTAGAACTCCTGCCATAGATTACAGTGTGTTACTGCTGAAATCTAACAACGGACAATCGCTTGATTATAATCTAACATTGCTGGATCAAGACGAAATTGCACTTAACCTTCAAAGACTGGGAGGCGAGTTTAAAATTGGCGACAGCATTGACTGGAACACAATCTTACAAGTCTCAGGACAGTACAAAGCAGGCTCTAATCAAATCTTTTTTAAACAGCCGTCTGGATATGAAGTTGTAGGCACATTTGCTGTAAACGAGATAGACCCAAGCCAGCTGGTTGTAACACTGGATCAAGACACTATACCTACAAACACAATATTACAAGGTGTTGAAAACAGAGGCACAATTGACGCCATAGTGGATCCAGAAAAATTTGATCCTCTGACACAGTTTGGCTCGTTAGACAACATTCCAGTAGGTACAAGGTATCTATTGTTAGACGACATTGTAGATCGGCCCTTAGGCTGGACTAACCTAGACGGCGAAACTGGTGAGATGGGACTGAATTATATCGTGGAGTGGAACGGCACAGAATGGCAGGCAGTGTTTAGTCCGGTGTCTGGCAAAGATCCAACATACATACAAAACCTTCGCACAGGCATACAATATGTTTGGAACGGATCGCAATGGCTTAAATCGTTCGAAGGCGAATACGCTTCAGGTTTCTGGAGAATTGAATTAGATTCTGTATAATTAGTGTATGAATCAACGTGCCGGGCTTTTGTACATAAGCAAGTCGTCAGAAAGAATTCTTTTAATTCTTGAAAATCAAAAGTGGACTGTGCCCACGTTTCCTAAATCTGGTGCATTGATTGAAGATGCAAAAAATACTTTAGACGAATATGCTCACGGCAAAATTATTCCAATTGAGCTTTACATATCTCGAGACAACGGATTTGAATACAGTACGTATGTATGTATTGTAGATCAAGAATTTTTAGCAAGCAAATCAAAAACCTATTGTTGGGCAGGCGTCGATAATTTACCTAAAAATATACACGTGGGTTTAAAAAATACCTTAACCAACAGTATAACAAAAGCTAAAATAGAAACAATTTTGGAGTTACAGCATGATGCAACTTGAAAAAAGCCAAAAATTTAAAAAAGAATTACACACCTATAAAACTGCTATGGCAGAAATAGATGATCAAAAACAACAACAGGATTTAAGAATTTTAATTGAAAGATTGATAGATGAGGTTAAATTAATAGACAAAATGCATAATGATCTTCATATTACAAACGCTATTCCAGAGACTATAAATTCTAACAGACTTAAGATAGTTTCAATCAGAAAAGATATTCAAAAAATTATTAAGGATAATAAAATTCCTAGATAGTTGCTATACTTTTAATTTGAATCGAACCAACCATGCTAGAATGCACAGAACATTGATATCTATAACCCCCAGAAATACTAGAAGGTATTTTCCAGTATAAAGTTCCACTGGTCTTGCCTTGGGCGTTGGTTCCTTCACTCACTGTCCCGTCTGAATCTACATGAACTAATCCTGTGCTGTAATTAGACCCGGCCGGATCCTGAACCAGAAAAGGATGTCCTTGAATATTATTAAGATCAAATGCTATAGTTAAACCACTTATCGCATATATAGTTGGATTATCACCTGAATATTGATCGAATGTGTAGGCCGAAGCTAAATTGTTGTCTACAATTAATTTGGTAATTGCCGGAAGATAAAAATCATCAACTGTCAATGATGCATCTGTTGCATCTCCTAACTCTGAAAAATTAGCCGCGCCAGCACTACCTGTGAATCCTATTGTTAGAGTATTGCCAGATACAGATGTTGAAATATCTGTGCCGCCGGCGATAGTTAGTGTTTCTGTAGGACTATCTGCGGTTACGCTGCCGTTATCACCTTCTACAGTTTGGAATAAATCAGGAGTAGCTGCAGAACTAGCAACAGTAATACTGTTATTATCTGCATCTGTTGTAATAACAATTCCTGAGCCAGCAACTAATGTAAGTGTATCTGTAGAGTTATCTGCTACAACATCAGATTGTCCGCTTACAGCTATAGTTTCAAAAGTGTTAGACGCTATTCCTCCGCCTGCTGCCGCAATTGTAACTGTATTAGATAGTGCATCATTTGTAAGTGTAATATTCGACCCGGCCGCAAAGGTAAGCGTGTCTGATGTTGTATCGGCTGTAATGTTGTCTTGCCCAGCAACCGAAATAGTTGAAAATATGTTTTGGTCTGTTGAGGTATTTGTAATTGTAATGTTACCATCTACATCACTAGTTGTGGTAATTCCTGTGCCGCCTATAAACTTCACACTTTCCTGATTTCTTACTAACCGAATAGTAGAGTCGTCTGCGGCTATAAAAAATTCCGTTTTTGTTTCGGTTGACGCCGTTACTACTGGGCTTCCGTTTAAAATTAGATTTGTGCCATCGAAAATTAGGTTTTCGCCTGTATCCTGTATAACCTGTCCTGTTGAAGCATACCTAGCAAGTCTGTTCGCTTGTCCAGTTGATACTCCGCTTGCTTCCCCGTCGCCCGAAGTTCCGCTAATTGTAATAGAGTCGCCGCCAGGACTTGTGGATATTGATATATTAGGTCCGGCTACAAGTTGAAACGCATCCTCTGCTTGGTCTGCAACAATGTCACTTTCGCCCGATACCGTTATTCGAGTAAATGCCTGTGTTACAGCTTGCGGCGCAGTGAATGTGATTGTGTTGCTCTCCTCATCTGTTGAGATAGATAAATTGTTGCCAACTAAATTTAAACTTCCGGTGTCAGACGTTTGTTCTAAAGTAGTTTGTCCTTGCACAGAAAATGCAAGAGATTGCAGACCTGTTGAACTTACTGTAAAACTATTAGGCGAAGGAGACTGAATACTTATACCGGTTCCATTACTTAATGTCAAACCGTCATATGCAATTGAATTTAAAGGATCTGTGTAACCGACCGATACAGGATCTCCATAGCTTGTATCTGTAACTAATTTGCGCCATTCTCCTGCATGTGCATAATATAATGCTCCGGACTCATGGACATGCATTGTCATACCATGATATGTAGCAGGCGAATAATTTGACAGCTCACTTTCTAGCTGGACAGCATTTGAATATTTGATTATGTTGTTTCCAAAATCATAGGACCCTGCTGCCCAATCTAGGTTTTCATCAGCAGTGTAGGTTATGTCTAAGGAACTTCCTGATCCGGTTCCTGGGACAGCTACTGCAATTTCGTTTCCCATATTAAGATGATTTTGACACCAATAATAAAGAACAGAAGGTGTATCGGTTGTTACTTTAATTCTTACCCTGCGCGAAGTTGCAGATTCGAATCCGTCCCAGTAGGCTTGTTTGTTAACTGCTACATTGTCTAAAAGGTAAGTTACACCGGCGGTATACACAGTCCCATCACCTGCTTCACCGTTAGGGTCATCTGCTGAAAAATTCAAAGGATGTTGATTATTTGTTGTGCCGGTTGCATTAGGATAATATACATTTGTGGAATCATCTTGATTAAATTCATACGTGTATCCTGCTACAAAGTTCAAAACAGGCTTGTAATCTCCATTCAGAATATACTTGTTTCCATCTCCTGTATTATTGATTGTTACAGTGTAAGATATAAATGCGGATCCCGCCGAATTGATAGCATCTTCGAGTGTTTCTATATCTATATTTTTTAAATCGGTTCTAGCTAAAGTAGCTCCGCCTTGAATTTCCCCATCAAAAAATCTTAAGGTCTGGTTTTCTCTGTCTAGGAAAATTTCTCCTCTAGCTCCGACTCTTCTCTGTAAAAAATCAGTCTCTCTAGGAATAATTCTGATGAAGTTAAATGTTTCTGTTTTTGCCATGTTGTGGCGCAATACTATTTTTGACGCGACTAGGATCAACGAAAAATGGAATAAAAATTTTGCTCAATTGGTTAAACAACCAAAAGGCTTTTGAAATAGCCTTAC